GCGGTGATTTTGTAGTGGCTAACTACTCCCCTAAATAGGGGTATGGCCGAGCACCATGCCAATATGTACAAAGCCTAATTCCATATATGTACACGACACAAAACATAAATACAATTGGTAAACCATATATACACAGTCCGTTTTAACTATACACAGGAACCCCGATGGACTTCGGGGTGGAGAATTTAACCATTAATTCTCACGTAAGGTAATCCTAGCTTCATCGACAGGGTCAGCGTCTTCAGGTCGGTACTTACGAAACCAATCCTGAGTCCGATCATCATAACTCTTGTCAAACCCATGACACAAATGGGTTATTCCAGCCTGGGATGCGATTTCTTTCATTTCTGAAAGTCGTCGCTCAAATACTTCTCTTCCATAGTAAAACCAATCATGGAGAGATGTGTCAATATTTTGCGCCGCTTGTTGTTCCAAAGTCAATTCCTTCGAAAGTAAGTGAGCATGTAATCGCTTAAAGATAGAATCCTCAGCTAACACGCCGACATACGCTTTCAAATCAGGATGATAGAAATTACTACGCTTAAGAAAATCCGCTGCATCAGCATCCATATACTTGGTTGCGACAGACTCTTTATCTGGCATTGTAAATTTCATATCGAAAATGGCTAAGAATTGAGCAAATGAAATATGGTTGAAAAGGGGTTTCTCCACAGAGACAGTTCCCTTCACATCGTCACCATATGTTCCAAACGCGCAATAGTCAGTGAAGGAACCAATAGGTTCATCTGAATATACTGTATAATAACAACTCCTCAATAGCAAACTATTAACGATGGAATTGATAATAACTGTTAGATTTTGCCCAGAAGGGTTTGATCCGAACAACATTATCATATCGCCATTGTAAGCCATCAAGGGATACACAATTTCAGCAACTAGTGCCTTCATCAACTGGATATCCTCCTCCGGATATTCGCATAAATGTTCTCCGACCCATATTAAGATTGAAAATGCTGCAGTCACGAGTTGTGCGGGCATCCTTTGATCATACTTACTATAATCACCGGCCAAAACATTTTCACCTTTCGAAGTCATGAAGTCATTTAGCTGCTCCCACTCAGGGCCTTCAGCATTTGCTCCAACCATACACTCACACAGTAGTGGATTTAGTTGGATGACTCGGACAATAGGTAAGAAGTACATGCGAATAATAAGTTGTAACGCGATAGGTGCACTCTGAAATACACGCACCTTATCCTTAATCAATTTTGTAGCTTCATCCTTTAAACACGCTTTCCAAACACAATAAGCACGTTCACCAGCTAACAAAATCTTCTTAATACGTTCAACTTCTTCCCAAATTTCAGGAACAAATGTTCGTGGTCTACCACTATCTGGATATTCATCTGGATTAAGATCAATCAGAAGTTTGGTCTTCTTTCCAGACAACGGCCATCCAGGTGAAGTATTAAAATTCATTGGATCTATAAAGCGCTTTCCGATAATCCCAGAAACTGTCTGAACTTGTGTTAGAGGTTTACACTCTTTAAATAATTCAGGCAATTTCTCACGAATCTTCAGAAATTGCATCCGATAGCAACGAACAGCTTTCACTACAATACTTCCTAGTGATAGAGACGGATGAGACAATTGTTCCAATGCCACCTGATAAGGGTAGACACCTTCACCTTTCAATTTGGGGGGTCCCCACTTTTGTGGTACTCCAGTAACTTCCGCAACAAGATCAGATATGATTGTTGGTACTACTGCTGAAACAGGAGTAGCTCTACCAGAGGTGGGACCATAAATCTCAATTGAACATCCCTCAGTTAAGAATCGTGTAGCACTCTTTCGATGTATTTCACCATCCTCAACTAATTTCTTTCCAAATTGATCTTTCGGTAAAGTTCCTCGACTTGCAGTTCTGACAATACCAGGGACTTCGGCTAAATGTTTCAAGCCTTTCTCAACCTGGTCATATGTCAAATAACCACAACCACCTGTGCGACCTTGTCCACACAAATGGAAACCGAGGATTGTCGTTCCTTTTCCTCGGGAAACAAGGGGGGACATACACATTCCATCCGCAGTATCAAAGGGTAATTTATAAGTACCTCCTGGTATGTGCTTCATAGAATAATGGTCAATACCCGTACGATCATGTCTATAAAATGTTTTTGCAAATTCAATATCACCACTCTTCTCTTTTAAGATAAAAGTAGCTTCTGAGTCTGATACAGCATCCATAGGCAAGAACTTCCGCATATCTCCCATACTTCCAGCACTAGGAGTCCAACAAATCACAAAGTCTGTACCGGGAACAACATATGTATATTCCTTAGCGATTTTATCTCGGAAATTACCACCTGTTACTTTTGGATTTCGTCTCCAACAACGAACATCAAAATCCAAATGGCCTTCTTCCCAATGCTTCTTGACAAAATGAGCAGGAAGAATCATAAAATTACTTTCAATAAAGAACCCACGAATAAAA